TTTATGTATCAGCATTATGTTCTTCCAGGGCTTTATACTGCATTAGGAAGAAAGAAAAACAGTCCAAATTTAGAGAATAGTGAAGAAGGGTTTATGATTACTCTTGCAAAAGGTACAGGTAGATTAGTTTCAGCTCCTTTTAGAGAAAAATTATCTCCTGATAGTTTAGAGAATATTATGAAAATAAATAATATTAATACTAAAGGCCTTATAGAAGAGCTTGGGGTACTATCCAGAGCTTTTTTAAAATTGTCAGGAAAAAAAGGAATAACAGATTCACTTAATAAAATAGCTGAGGAGCAGGCCGCCAATCCAACTTATGAAGGATTTCAGGGAAAGCCAAAAGAAGATATTTTCAAAGAATTACTATTAGAGGCAAATAAACAAAGAAGAGTATATAAACACGAAGCAGATAACTATAAAAAAATAGCTAGTATTTTAGCTATGTATGCAATTCTAAAAGCTCTTTTAAAGTTTGCATACCCTCCTTTAGAGGAAAATGAAATGGTAAAATATATGGCTACAGTAGCTACAGTAGTTAAAGGAGAGATGTTTAGAACATGGTTTCCTTTCCAAGAGGGTAGACTTGGATTTTCATGGAATGTGGATCCAATGGGAAGAAGAGCAAACGAAGCTATTTCTATATTTGATGCTAATAGATTAAATCCTTACGCAGGAGTAGTAAATGATATGGCTAAGTCTATTTATTGGGCAGGACAAGTAGGATTATATAGGATGACAGGTATTGAGCCTTTTTCAGGTGAAACACAGGAGAAAATAATGAAAGCTACAGAAGGAGATATTCCTTTACTAAAAACTAAATATTTCTTTAATAGAAAAGGATATGTTATAGGAGAAGTAAATGTAACCGAAGATGTTTTAAAAGATTTCTTTATTGGTAGTAGAATGAGAGATGCTTTTCAGGCTAGTCCTTTGAGAGAGAAAAAATACCTAGATATGCCTTCAGAAGAGTTGGATTTGATGATTTATAAACTAGAAAGAGGGTATTATAGTGTCTATGGAAAAGAAATTGAAGCTGAAATAAAAGAGGAAGGAAACGAATTTTTCTCCCAAGAAGGAAAAGAATAGAACTTACCTAAAACAAAAAAGCCACTCATTTAGAGTGGCTTTTTTTTCTTAAATTTTAAATGATCTTCCATCTAAAATATCATCTATTACTATATCTTTTCTATTCATCATAATTATCAAAATTTCGTTCTCTATACTCATCACCTTCAGACAAATCTTTGTAAGGACAGTGTAAACACGAGTTCTTACAACATCTGCCTCTGCGAAGATGGTATTGTTCCGTAAATACCAAATTACCCTCTTTCCAGTAAAATTCATCAGGCTGTAATTTAGTTTTTTCTTTAAGAATTCTTTGAGCTTCTAGCTCTTGTATAAAATCATTTTTCATACTTTTAAGTTTTTTCAGTTCTATAAATATAATAAGGGCTGTTTGCGTAAGTCATATCAACATCCTCACTAGACATTCTCGGATTATTAATTTTAATTTTAGGAGGAGATTCTTTATCATAAGGTTTAACAAAGTCTGCATTGTGCCATCTTAATAAATTGTTAGGTTGGATACAAAAATTACCACAATCCATTTCAATAAAATGAAAACATTTGCTATCTAAATCTTCAGAATAACCTATATTAACACTATTAGGATCAGTTTCATAATCATCTATTGTAAAATGATAGATGCCACTTCTCCATTTACCATCTCTGCAGAAAATATCTACTCTCTTATGTTGAAGAAATTTAAAACAAGTGACTGCAATAGCATTAGATTGACAATCCCAACTTTCTAGTAAAGAAAGTCTTTTTTGCTCATCTTTAGAAAGTATATCATAGTCATCAATGTGTTGAAAAGCTGATATAGGCATGTTCCACATAATAGCTCCTATACTAGACTGAAAATGAAATAACATAGGATAATTTATTACAGATTTTACTCCAAAGATATATCCTGGGAGATCTTCTTCTAGTCCTATAAATTCTTTTCTTATTTTACACTCTATATAAGGAGTGTTTGCGTTTAACTGGCTCATTTTAATTTATTTAAGTTTAATAATTGTTCTAATGTTTTAGGAGTGTAATCTATATTTTCAGCACAAATATTTATATATCTTGGGTCATCAATAACTTCTGAATGAATGTGACCGTGTATATTATATTTATATCTGTAGTCTAATTGACTAGGATGTATAGGACAATGAGTAAGAATAAATTCTTTTTTGTAGTCAATCATTCCTGCAACTTTGTTTACATATTTAAGTAATTCAGGAACATGATTAGGTTCATCGTGATTACCTAGTATTACCTTCTTAATCCCATTAAGCTTATTAAGAATTTCATACGGTTTAGATTTATTTAACGTAACATCTCCTAAAATCCAAACAGTATCTCTTTTATTAACAACATTATTCCAATTTTTAATAATATGCTCATCATGTTCTTCATAATTATTAAAGCCTCTATGTATTGCCATATTTTTATGACTCAGATGTAAATCTGCTATAAATCTTACTACTCCCATATTTTATGTTTTTATTATATTTAAATTATTAACTTTTACTTTACCAAATATTCTATCAGCAACATAATTGTAGGATTTATTTAAAGCTTCAGCAACCTCTCTTAATGAAAAATAAAAAAACCCTGTTTCAATATGCATATATATTAAACTATTAGGGTGGGTTTCACCTTTTTTAACAATTTTATTATTTTTCATTTTTTTAATACTTTCTTTAGAATGTTTTTTTCCAAACATACCATTATTTTTTCCATTTAAAACTGGAGGAGGTACACCTTTACCTTCTAGTCTTAATTTTTTTTGTGCTTCACTTATTTTTAATCTACTTTCTTGGCTAACTATTTTTCCTTTATTTTTTTTACTTATTTTTAACCTAGTTTCTACTGATACTTTTCTACCTTTACCTGATTCACTCATTTTTTTACGTGTTTCTTCAGATATAATTTTTTTACCATTTAAACTAACATAAACTAAGTTTAACCCATATTCTCCTAATACATTATAATATTCTTGATAATGACGTTCATAGTAGTTTAATTCATGGATTTCACACTCTTTTATAATTTCAAATGTATGGTTTTCAATACCATACTTTATAAAAGAATTATATAATTTAACTTGTTTTTCACATTTTAAACTTTTATACTTTCTAAACCTTTTTTCAATATCAATACTTTGTCCTATGTATATTTTTTCACTAGGAGAAGTAATTTTATAAATAGCAATCATTTGTAATTTTTAATTGCAAAAATAGTAAAAAATATTTATTTTTAATAAAAATTTTTAAAAACCTCTTTTTATTGCCATATTTTCGTGACCTAAATGTAGGTCTGATATAAAAAATGTACTCATGATTTTAATTTGATAATGGTGCTTTAATTGTTGGGTGTGAATCATACCTCCATAACTGAATCATATTCATACTATCAGTAGTATTCAGTAACTCGTCTAGAGTTTCGTAATTTCTTAATCTAAGTTCGGGTAACTCAAATGGTTTTCTTCCAATCTGTTCCTTAGCTTGTTCAATATGATTGAGATATAAGTGAGTATCACCCAAATTACCAATCAATTCATCAGGAACCATATTTACTTCTTTTGCAATCATTTCAAGCAATAGTCCGTATGAGGCAATGTTGAATGGTAAACCTAAGAATGTATCTACTGAACGTTGATTCCACATTAGAGAGATTGCTCTTGTAGGAACATTATTCTTTTCTAACCAATCTTCATGAATATCCTCAGCTTTTACATAACCTACTAGATTAACTCTTTCTGCCCAACTCAACTCTCTTGTAAAAAATTGAAAATCAGTATGACAAGGAGGAAGAACCATTTGGTCTAATTCACCCACGTTCCAAGCACTTACCATTAATCTTCTACTATCAGGATTTGTTTTGAGTTCATCAATTAGGTTTTGTATTTGGTCTATTGGTTCATTTTCTCTGTAATCTGTAGTGTAATCATCTTTTGGTAATTTCCTATAGGTTTTCCAACTTCTCCATTGCTTACCATAAATTGGACCTAAGTCACCCCATGTCTTAGCAAAACCCCATTCATTTTGTTTAATCTTATTAATAAATTCTTCTTGGCTTAATGGTTCTGTGTCAGTCGTTAATTTCAAATAGTTCTTATATGCATCACCATCCCAAATATGACAGTTATTATCAACAAGATATTTAATGTTTGTATCACCACGAAGGAACCATAACAATTCAGTTACCATTGTCTTAAATGCCATTTTCTTGGTAGTTAACAATGGAAAACCATCTTTCATGTTATGTCTAATTTGTCTACCAAATAAACTTATAGTCCCAGTTCCTGTTCTATCTGTCTTTTTTACACCTTTTTCTAAAATATCTTCTAATAAATGAAGATATTGTGTTTCTATCCAATTACTCATATTCTTTTAAATTTATTATTGATGTTTTATTTTTTTG